GAAGCCTGGACCCTGATCGAAAGGAACAACCACGGGCTGACAACCATCAGAAAAATACAAGAACTTGGTTATCCCAACCTATATGTTGAGCAAACTGTGGATGATGCTTATGTTGATAAACTTACCCGAAGAGCAGGTTTTTTGACTACAAGCAAGACAAAGCCGTTAATTATTGATAACTTAGTACATCTATTACGCCAGGGAGAGTCTGGCATAGTTGATGAAGAACTTATAAGCGAACTACGAACTTATGTCGTAGATGCTAGAGGAATAACAAATGCCCAATCAGGGTGTTTTGATGATAGAATAATGGCATATGCTATTGCTTTGTTCGGCTTGAACAGTATGCCAAGAAAGCATAGACAAAAATTTACGCAAGTGAAGAGGCAGTTTTTTTAAATGGAAGAAGAAAAAGGATTAGGACCCGAGGGTATCTCAACAGCTGTAGATCCTTCAGAGGAAGAAGAACAGCAATTAGATTCTTTGGGATCAACACTCAGAGCTAAGTTTGCAGAATACAAAGATGCAAGAAACGATGTAGAAGATGATTGGATTGAAGATCTTCGTGCATTTATGGGTCAATACGATCCTGAAGTAATAGCAAAGATTCAAGAAAAGGGAGAAAGATCTCAAGTTTATGTTGGACTTACCAGAACAAAAGTCTTAGCTGCATATTCAAGAATGACAGATCTATTGTTCCAACCTGGACAAAAGTTTTTCGCAATTGAACCAACCCCAATAACAAAACAACCCTTAGTAGAAAAAGATCTTACAGAAAAAGCTGCATTAGAAATTATGCAAGCAGCTGAAGTTATTGATCCAGGATTAGTAGATGATCTAATAGCTGCAAGATTCTCAGAGCTTAAAGAGGAGCTGGAGGAAGAAACTAAGAAGCGTGTTGATAACATGGAAGAAGCGATTCTTGATCAAGCCATTGAAAATAATCTAGAAGGCAAAATGAAAGATGCCATTATGGAGCAAGTTATTTTTGGGACAGGAGCAATGAAAGCTGGTACCTTACGAATTGATAAAGATCACAAATGGATAAAAACCGATGAAGGATTTAATCTCATATATGAAGAAAGCCCTTCTCCCGAAATGGAAGCCGTTTCCATATTCGATTTATACCCTGATCCATATGCTACTTCTATCGATGATATGCGTAATATTTTTAGAAGGCATATTATATCTAGACAGGACTTTGTTGATCTTAAAGACTATCCTGGCTTCAACTCTGATCTAATAGATCTTTGTATAGAAGAATATCCTGATGGTAATCACTATGAGGAGCAACATGAAAAAGATAGAAGAGAAATCGCAAACATAAACGATTACGAAACCAAAACAAGAAAATTTGAATTAGTAGAGTTTTGGGGATCTTTAAATGGGTATGACCTTATAGAGGCTGGCGTTGATCTTGATGATGATGATCCATCTATGGAATATCAGGCAAACATTTGGTTTACAGAAGACAAGGTTATCAAAGCACAACTTAACCCGCTTCCAGGCGGTGTCATACCTTATTTCATTTTCCCATACGAAAAAAATCCTCATGCATTCTGGGGTACTGGCGTACCAAGAATGATGAGAGATTCACAGAACACAATGAATGCTGCTACAAGAATTTATCTTGATAATGTTGCTTTATCTTCAGGACCGATGGTAGAAGTTAATACAGACATTATGGCTTCAGGAGAAGACCCTACAGAGCTTTATCCATGGAGGGTGTTCCTTAGAGAAGGGGGAGATGGAAATCAGCCCATGGTGCGTTTCTATCAGCCTCAATCAAACTCTCCTGCACTTGTATCTGTAATTGAATTATTTAGAAGGTTTGCCGATGAAACAACTGCGTTACCATCATATACACATGGACAAACGCAAAGCTCTCTGAATAGAACAGCGACTGGTATATCAATCTTGATGTCCAATGCAAACATAGTTTTAAAATCAGTTATCAAAAATATTGATGACTATTTAACCAAGCCAATGGTGAGATCTCTTTATGATTGGAACATGACATGGAATGATAATGAAATGGTCAAATCAGATATGAGAATCGTTGCTAGAGGATCCACAGCCCTAATACAAAAAGAAGTACAGTCACAAAGATTGTTACAATTCTTATCTCTGATTAATAATCCTTTAGATGCACAAATGGTCAATAGAGAAAAACTATTGGTTGATATTGCTAAATCTTTAGATATTGATCCAGACGAAGTAATTAAATCACAAGAGGAGCTAATGAATGAGCAAGCACTACAACAAGCTATCGCTGCCAGCCAGCAGGGCGGTCAGAGCCCTGAAGTCCAAAATGCCGAAGGAATGGTCGGACCTGATGCAAGAAATGGAGTCCCTTCGCCAGATGGAGAGGGACCAGTTGGAAATAACGGAGGACTACCGCTTTAGTCAAGGTCGTTGCGACATTTTAAAGTTTATAGTATCTTTAGACGAGATTGCTGGTAAAGTAATCGACTCGTTAGGTACCCGTAAGGATACATCTAACATATATAAATAATTTTATCGACACCCCAGATAAGGACCGAGAAAATGAGTAGAGAAAAAACTAGAGGCGAGATGATCGCTGAAAGGCTTGAAAAAGAAGCTGATGAGTTGCAGAAGCAGATGCAAGAAGCTCAACAGGAATCCGAGCCAGAAGCAAAGGGACTTGCAAACCCCGAAGCAGAGGTAGAGGACACTCCAGAAGAGATTGTTGAAGAAGCAGAAAATTCACCCGATGAATCTCAGGATACTGAAGAAGCAATAGATCAGCCAGAAGAAGAGATTCAGGAAGAAGAAGTTAAATCTGATAAAGGTTTATCGGCTACACAATGGGAAGAGAGGTACAAAAACGCTCAGGCGAAAATGACCAAATCAACCCAGCGAGAAAAAGAACTCGAAGCGAAAGTTGTTGAGATGGATAATAAACTCAAGGCAATGGAAGCAATGAGGTCTGAAACTCGGATTGAACAACAGAAAGAAGAGGTTAATGTAGATCTTTCTGAAATAGTCAAAGACTATCCAGAGATTGTACAACCGCTTCAAAAATATGTTGATGCTCGCATCGCAGCTGTTGATCAAAGAGTAAATCAGGCAACAGAAGATGTTCTGAATGCTCGTAAAGAGGATGCCGATAAAAAGCATTTCGGTACGATTGCCGATGCTCATCCAGATTATCAGTCAGTTTCACAAAGCGAAGATTTCAATTTGTGGCTTGGCAGACAATCTAGAATGTGGCAGAACGCAGCCGCTGACGGAGATGCTGAAGATGTAGTATCGCTTTTATCAAAATATAAAAAAGATTTAGGTTTGATTTCCAAAAATGTTTCTAAAAAGGAATTAGTAGAAAAGGCAAAACAAAATGTTGAACCTTCACTCTCTAAAGCCAGGAAACAAAATTTAGGTAGTAGCAAAAAGATTTGGACTGCCCAAGAAATTGGAAGACTTTCTGATAAAGAGTTTCGTAAGTTAGAAAAAGAAATTGATCTAGCTTATTCTGAAGGAAGGGTGCGGGAAAAATAAGTTTGCTATTTTAATTTTAAAAAATTTTTTTAGGAGAAAAAAATGGCATATTCATCTTCAAGCGGAAGTTTTAGTTTCGCAAGTGGTGAGCAACACTTCATACCTGAAGTATTTTCTAAAAAGTTACAAGCTAAGTTTTACGCTCAAACAATTTTATCTGAGGTAACAACTAACGAGTACGAGGGAGAAATTTCAGGATTAGGTAATAAGGTAAACATTAGAACAGTCCCAGCTGTCACAGTTGCAGACTATACTGGTTCTTTATCTTATGCAGATGTAACTTCAGGCACAGTAGAGCTTGATATCAACAAGGCTAAAAGCTACGCTTTTAAAGTTGATGATATTTTAAGATCGCAAGCCGATATTGATTTCATGAATGCAGCAGCAGAAGATGCAGCTCAAAACATGAAAATCGCTATCGAAACAGATGTGTTTGCAAACATTGGTTCAGGATCATCTTTAACAGATGTTAACAGTAGTGAGGCTGGAACTAATGCAGGTAACATCTTAGGGCACATTTTGACTGCTGGTAAAACACTAGACCAAAATAATATCCCAGAAACAGAAAGGTTCATGATTATTGACCCAGCAACTGCTGCGATCATTAAAAATTCAGACCTTAAGCAAGCATACCTAACAGGTGATGCTGAGTCTCCACTAAGAAATGGTAACATTGGAATGATCGATAGATTTACTGTCTATGTATCTAACAATCTACCTACTAGTGGATCTGTGACTACTGGATTCTTTGGTCACCCTAAAGCTGTAGCATATGCTTCTCAAATGACTAATACTGAAACTGTAAGACTTGAGTCTTCATTCGGTGATGGTGTGAGAGGATTATCTGTTTATGGCTATAAGGTAATCATACCAACAGCAATTGGCGAAATTAAGTTAAATTCTTAATTATAGAGTTGGGGAGCTTCGGCTCCCCTCTTTTAAAGTAAAATGCCAAAAGGATCAAAAAAAGAAGCTCTTGAGCGTAGGCTTACTGCTCAGGGCAAGAAGAAAGGTTTAACAGGCGATAGATTGAATGCCTATGTTTATGGTACCTTAGTAAAAGTTCTAGGACCAAAAGGATCAAGAAAAGCCTCGAGGACTGGAAATATAAAAGCGAGGAAAAAGAAATGAAGAAAGATGAAGTTTTAAAGGTTGCAAAAGAAAAGTTTAATGTCAAATTAAATCCAAAAGAAAAACTTGCAGACTTAATGGACAAGCTTGATACTCTTGAAAACAATTCAGAGGTTGTAGAGGAGCCAGTTCAAGAGACCTCAAAGAGACAACCAATAGCATCTAAAGGAGAAAGCGGTAGAGTAGTTCGTTGGAATCCTTTGCACAGAGAAGAGTATTGGACTTTTATTTATGATAAAAGATCTTTGACCAAAGAAGAACTTAAAAAATTAGGATTGTAATATGGCAACAGTAAAAGTAATTGATATCATAGATAAAGCAGAGGAGATATTACAGGACACAACAAATGTAAGATGGACCCAGGCTACACTTCTTGGGTATTTAAATGATGCTCAAAGAGAGATAGTTCTTTATAGACCTGATGCGAATCCAGTCAATGAATCTTTTACTTTAGCACAAGCATCTAAACAAACTCTTCCAGCAGCTGGTTTGAGATTATTAAATATTTATAAGAATAATTCTCCTACAACCAAGCCTATAACAAATATAGAGAAAAGAGTTTTAGATGATCAGATAGAAGATTGGCACGGAACAACTGGAACGACAGTAGAACATTACATCTATGATCCAGTAGACCCAAAGGTTTTTTATGTGTATCCACATCCATCAGGCGGTGGTCATACTATAAGTATTGTTTATAGTTCAGCCCCCTCTAATATAAGCATAGCTAATTTTAGTACAGCTACCACAGTTATATCTTTGGATGATATTTATGCTAATGCTATTTTAGATTACATCTTGTACAGATCTTATTTAAAAGATGCAGAGTATGCAGGAGATTTGCAAAGAGCTGGTGCATATTTACAATCTTTCCAAAGTGCAATAGGAATTAAGAATCAAGTTGATGCTGGAACTTCACCTAGACCATCAACACCAGTACAGTAATGAATAATGGCAGTATCAAAAAAGATAGAAACTTTAGTACCTAAAGTAAAACGAGAAGCACCAAGTTGCCCTTCTTTTCTTGCCGTTGAAGAACTAAGAAACACTCTTATTGATTTTTGTGTCAACACAGATATTTATTTACAAGATCTTACCCTTTTACAGGTTGTTAAAAACCTCAACGAGTATAGCTCTTCAGATCTCGATATACCTGTTGGTACTGAGTTAAATCATATAATTGATATTTACAAAGAGTTTTCTGAATCTACTGGCAACCAGGTTTCACAAAAAAGATATTACAAACTAGAAGCCAAAGCACAGATAGGTGCTGTTTCTATTTTTGATGTATACGGCAAGGGAGCTGTAAAGTATTACACACAGAGAGATCAAGAAACTATTCTGTTTGCTCCTACACCTACAGTCAATGAAAAGGTTTATGTTCTTTACTCTCTAAAACCTAAACAGACAGCAACGACAATACCTTCTATAATAGCTAATGAGTACATGGAAACAATAGTACATGGTGCTTTATATAGACTGCAAATGATGAAAGATAGTCCCTGGAGCGATCTTCAAGCAGCAGATCTTAATAAAAGAATGTATGATAAAGGAGAGGCACAAGCTGTTAGAAAAGCAAAATACGGAAATGTAGGTGCTCCTCTTACAGTTAAATATCAGGAGTTTGTATAGTGGCATATTCAGAAACAATAAAATTAGTAAAAGGCGATACTTTGCCAGAGCTAACTATTACTCTTAAAGACAGTAATACTGCGGCAAGCGGACAGGTTTTAGATCCAGAAGATCCAGATACTTTTGCTCCTATAGATGTTACAGGCGGAACTGTGAGAATAAGAGTTAGAGAGATTGGTGAAACAACAATACTTAAAACTATAACAGCATCAATTACAGATGCTTCTGCTGGTAAGGTTGCTATGTTATTCCCATCAGATACATTTCCTTCAGCAGGAATTTTTGAAGCGGAGGTTGAGTTTACAAAGTCAGATGGCAATATTCAAACAGTCAATGATTTAATAAAACTTAATGTGAGAGATGATTTTGACTAATGGCTATAAGACTAAAGGTAGAATTTTCTGCTCTCCAAGTTCAAGTTACCAAACAGGAGTTTGCATCCCTTCAGGCATCGTCTGATACCACAACTCTTTTAGAGTTTGTAAATCTTAAAACAAGACTTGATTTTATAGATCTTAGTACAGTTCTAACCTTAGATTCTGATACTAAGAATCTATACTTTATGGCTTCTCTTGACTCTCCAAATGCAGAGACAATCACTTTTACAGATACAGATGTTAGAAGTGTTGGTCTAGGAAAATCAGATTCCACCTCAGTTGCGGATCAAGATCCAGTAAAAACATTTAATTTAGGCAAGTCAGACACTCCAACTATTACTGAAAGTCTTTCAAGGGTAGTTCAGTATGTAAGAGGGTTTACTGATTCTCCTTCGATGTCTGAGGCTATTACATCGAAAGACACATCTTTAGGCAAATCCGATTCTCCAACAGTTACTGAAGATCTTGCAAAATTATTTAATAGTATCCAGGCAGATACTGCAACAGTTTCAGAACAAGCTCTTAGAAATGTAGGTCTTGGTAAAACTGACAGCGTATCATTTACAGATCCAGTTGAGGTAGAAGTAGATTTAGTTAAAGCTGACAGCTTGTCATTTTCAGACTCGCCTGCAATTGAAACAGGAAAAGTAAATACCGACACGCTTTCTGTATCAGAATCAGATGCCAAGTTAGTAGGCAAAAATGTTGACGATGGTTCACAAATACCAACAACAAAAACATACACCGTAACAGTAGCTTCAGCCACAAATAGCTATGGATCTGGAAATAAATATCATATAGATGGTTTGTCTAGTCCTGGATTAATTTTAAATTCAGGGTTTACATATACCTTTGATCAGTCAGATTCAAGTAACTCTGGACATCCTTTAAGATTTTCTACAACAGCAAATGGAAGTCATAATTCAGGATCTGAATACACTACAAATGTAACAACTAATGGCACTCCAGGTTCTTCGGGAGCTTACACTAGAATTGTGG